TATATAAAAGAGAAATTGTATAAAGGTGGTAGAAAATGAGTGAAGATTTTTTTGATATTAACTATCCAGGGTATGCACCCTTGGAAGTTAAGTTAAAGAATCCAGACGACTTTCTGAAGGTTCGCGAAACTCTTTCCCGTATCGGTGTTGCGTCCAGAAAAGACAAGGTTCTTTATCAATCATGTCACATTCTGCACAAACAAGGTAGATATTTTATTGTTCATTTCAAGGAACTCTTTGCCCTAGATGGTAAGGATGCTGACTTTAGTGACAATGATTTACAACGCAGAAATACAGTGGCACATTTACTTGCAGATTGGGGTCTAATTACTATTCTGAATCCAGAGATTCATGAAGACAAGGCACCCCTAAATCAAATTAAAGTCATTGCGTTCAAGGAAAAGAATGAGTGGGAACTCGTTCAAAAATATAACATTGGTCGCAAAAAATAATTGACTTTCTCCTAGAAGTATAGTATAAATAGAGGGTGGAGTGCTTCGGACTCCACTCTTTTTTTAATCTCGCTTTTAGGAGAACTATTATGAAATTTGATACAACAAGTCTTCCGCATATGGATCGTTATTTCGTTGGCGCCGATCGCGTCATGAAGAAGTTGGCAGATATTGCTGATCAGTCAGTCCATCTTGCGACTAAGTATCCCCCATATAATATCAAGAAGGTAGATGAAGATCGCTACGTTATCGAAATGGCAGTCGCTGGTTTTGGTAAGACCGATCTAGATATCGAACTTCAAGAAGGCAAGTTAAAGATTAAAGGAAACGTCAAGTCTGACGAAGGTTCTGAATATCTTTACAAGGGAATTGCCGAGCGTGGTTTCACACGCGAATTTACTCTTGCCGACAACGTCGAAGTAAAGAGTTCTTCTCTGGTTAATGGTATGCTGAAGGTTTGGCTTGAAGCATTTACACCAGAAGAAAAGAAACCAAAGAAGATTGACATTACTGATTCCGATGAAGAAACAGGTGGTGCAGAATCGACCGCTGAGTTTCTCGCAGAACAAAAGGAAAAGTAATGTTTAATCATAAGTATGTTATACCAGTTTCTCGTGCTGGCCATATCGTTATAGCAAGTTTGCTGATGATTATGGGTTATGCTATTTTAACTATCTAAGGTGAATTTGCAGTGTTGAACTTGACTGAATCCCTTCCATGGAATCTACAACATCATAGATATTGTGTTGTTGGTGTTGCAAGATCCGGAACGCAACTTACTGAATCTCTTTTGAACTACTCAATTAGTAAAAAGTTTGATGATGTAGTTACGCTTGAAGATTTCATGAACTTCAACACTGCATACTTTGCCAATCTCGACATAGATGACAATGGTAAACTATCATTTAAGATGGTGACTGATAGTCAAGGTAAAATGAAAATGGCAGCCGATAGAAATGTCGAACAACTTCCCGCAATAGGAAAAGATTGGATCGATAAGGTATCTCGAGCAGATCCAATGCAACCATTAACATGTCGCATATTCTTGGATGATAGATTAACGTTTATTTCTCTTGTTGATGGACTTGAGTTTCTAAAGAAACAAAATTTTAAATTCGTGTATGTCAATCGTAACTTTGAACATAAGATGCTCAGTTCTTACTTTGCCAAGAAAACTATGATTTTCAGGAGTGGTAAAAACTCCGCTTTTCTAGAGGTAGATATCCCAGAACTGAAGACAATGATCGTTAGTCGATATCTTATGGAAGAACATAATAAAAAAGTCATGACTAATATTGTCGGTAGTCATATTGTTGTTGAATATGATGAATTGACTTCGATGGCAGCACACTTAAATGAGTCTGAGAAAAACCTCGCATTCGGAATATTTAACGAGAAACAATTACCTCTCGATCCATATGAACAAATTGCAAACGCTGACGAGGTAAGAGAAGTTTTTGCGACTTTTTATCCAAACTTGGTAAATCTATCCTCGCACTTATTGGGAGCAAATCGATGAGTGCTGCTCCTTTAACCTATTAATAATGAAAGTATAAAGTATGTCCAATATCAAATGTTTAAAGTTGATCAGCGGTGACGAGGTTATCGCTGACATCGATGAAGGAATTGAGGGTCTTGTTATCCTGAAGAAACCTCTTCAGATTATGATGATTCCGAATCAGAATAATCAATTCGGGATCGGACTTGCGCCCTTCTGCCCATATGCCAAGGACGATATGGTTCCGCTTCGTTCTGGCGCTATCCTATCAATTTTCGATCCAGAAACTGGTATGCTGAATGAGTATAACACTCGATTTGGTTCTGGTATCGTTGTTCCTGAAAGTAAAATCATTCTATGAAGAACTTTATTGCTGCTCTATTTCTGTTCGCTCTACCGACTGCTGCTAATGCGTCTCCTTGTGATCAGTTCTATCCGAATGGTAAAGAGATCGTAGTTCCAAATACAGTAGTTCTTTGTAACTCTTTCTTTGCTACAGTCTACGATGACGCTAACAACGCAACTGTATTCTCAACTGAGATTGCACAGGCACGTGCTGTGAAGGTTGCTCGCACCGATGACTTCCGTGCTGACAAACGCATCGCTGACTCGCCAACTCCTGCTGACTACACCAACTCTGGTTACGATCGTGGGCACATGGTTCCTGCTGCTAATGCTGATGAGAAACAGGAAATGTCAGATACATTCCTGATGACCAACATGACACCTCAGTTGCCAACAGTCAATCGCACTGCTTGGCGTCTGCTCGAAGATCGTATTCGTTCAGTTCCGTTCAAGTGGGTTGTAACTGGTGCGCATTATAGCAAGACACCAAAGCGTATCGGTAAGGCAGGTGTTCCTGTTCCTGATATGCTTTACAAGGTTGCATTTTTCGAGAGTGGAAATGTTGCAGTCTATATCGTAGACAATCTTGTTCCTAAGTCACAGGTTTCGACCATGAAACTAGAAGAACTCGAAGCATTGATTGGATATAAGTTGCGTTAATATGTTGCTTCCCTCCAATACTAAAAAAATTGTGTCGGATTTCTTTGGGAATTATGTAGGTAAGTTTTTAGAAATCGGTGCAAACGAACTGAATATAACTGCCGATCGCGAACCTTGTTCGCATCTATTAGAGAAGGGATGGTATGGTTTATACTGTGAACCAAATCCCTTCTCTTTGGTAAATCTAATTCCACAAACTAAACAGTATAATGCAGATATTCTTTGTGCTGCAGTAAATTATAAAACTGGTATAAGTAAATTTAAAGCATCCAAATCTCATGCATACCTTTCTAGCATGGATTCCAACTACATGGATAACATTTTAAATTATATGCCCGATGGTATAAAGAATATTCCACGTGATGATCATGATATTTATGTTAATACAATAACACCATCCGAAATATTTGACAAATTTGGTTATGATTTTGATTGTATCAGTATAGATGTGGAGTTACCTCCATGGCATACGCATCAAATTTTAACACAGATTGACTTTGATACAGTAATGGCAAAGATGGTTATTGTTGAGACGAAGTTTTATGAGTCCGATGAGTATATGAGAAAATTTGGATTCTCTGTCATGCATGATATGTCAGATACATTTTATATCAGATAAATCCCTTTACTTTTGTCATGTTTTATAGTATATTGGTTGAAATTGATAAGGATTATTCATGAAGTTTTACACATGCGCACACCAATATGGTTCTAAGGTTTTAGTCCGAGGAGTCCATAATGGTGTGCGCTTCACCAAACGTGCTGAGTTTTCGCCGACTCTTTTTGTTCGAGCGAAGACCAAAGAAGAATCTATCCACAGATCTTTGTTTGGAGAACCACTCCAACCAATTGAGTTTGAGGATAACAATGCTGCCAAAGAGTTTATTCAAACTTATGGCAAGGTAGAGAACTTTCCGATCTACGGTCAGACTAACTACGGGTATCAATATATTACTCGTAACTATCCTGGAGAAATCCAGTGGGATATTACTCAGTTAAACATTCAGACTATCGATATCGAAACATCTGCTGAACATGGGTTTCCTGATGTTCACAATCCGATTGAAGAAGTTCTGCTGATCACAGTTAAGAATCTTGTTACCAGGCAAATCATCACATTCGGGTGTGGTGAGTTTGATGATAAGTCTGAAGAGATTACTAAACTTCGCGAGCAAGGTAACAAGTTCCTTTATGTCAAGTGCGACAACGAACACGACTTGATCGAAACTTTCCTGCGTTTCTACTCTGAGAATTATCCTGATATCATTACTGGTTGGAACTGCGACCTGTTCGATATTGCATATCTTATATCGCGTGTTGAGCGGTTGTTCTGCAGTGATGAAGATAGTACCATGAAAAAGAAGTTTTCTCCATGGGGTCTTGTCCGCCGCAAGACTGTCACTATCATGGGTCGCGAACATGTGTCGTATGACATTACTGGCGTGGCAATTATCGACTACATCGATCTCTATAAGAAGTTTACGTATACTCGTCGTGAGAGTTACAAACTGGACTTCATCGGTGAGGTCGAACTTGGTATTAAGAAGTTAGAAAATCCATATGAAACTTTTCGTGAATTCTATGTCAAGGATTGGCAAAAGTTCGTAGAGTATAACGTCCGAGACGTTGAGATCGTCGATGCTCTTGAGCGTAAGATGAAACTGATCGAACTTATTCTGACGATGGCATACGATGCTAAGTGCAACTTTAATGATGTGTTCTCGCAGGTTCGAACGTGGGATTGTATTCTATACAACCATCTGAATGATAAAAATATTCAGATTCCACAAAAGAAAGAAAACCAAGGTCGTCAGATTGAAGGCGCATATGTGAAGGAACCGAAACCTGGACAGTATGACTGGGTTGTTTCGTTTGACGCTACTTCGCTGTATCCGTCAATCATTATGCAGTATAACCAGTCACCTGAAACATTGATCAATGGTGTGGTTAAGGATACGACTGTTCGTGGATTGCTTGATAACAAGTATAATCTTGACGAACTCAAGCAAGATGATTACTGTATGACTGCGAATGGTTACTGCTATACTCGCGAGAAGCAGGGTCTATTCCCTGAGATTGTTCAGAAGTTCTTTGACGATCGTCAGCGATACAAGAAACTGATGATTGCAGCGGAGAAGGAATACGAACAAACCAAGAATCCGAAACTGAAGAATGACATCTCTAAGTATAACAACTTTCAGATGGCAAGAAAGATTCAGTTGAACTCTCTGTTCGGTGCGATGGGCAACGAATACTTCCGTTATTATGATGCTCGTATCGCCGAGGGCATCACGATGACTGGACAGTTTATTATTCAAGAAGTCGGTAAGGCGCTGAACGATTATCTAAACAAGGTTGTTGGAACAAATGGACATGACTACTCTTTCTACAGCGATACTGATTCTTGTTACATTTCCTTGGACCCTCTTGTTCGTAAGTATTATGGCAATCTGGATCGCGATAAACTCATTGATGTTCTCGATAAAATCTGCGAAGAGAAAATCACAGAGACAATCAACAAGAGTTGCGATAAACTTGCGGACTACACGAACGCATTTCA